GGGGCACGGTACTTATGACATACGTTGAATGGCCTTATACAGTAAATACAAAGTTTTTCAAAGGAACCAACAAGCCGGAAGAAAACACACAGACCACAGAATATGTAAGCGGACGCAGAATTTCAATTTTAAGAAACACCCGCTTTGTTTTCGACTTCAAATGCAGTTTAGGAGTTACCGCCACAGAGCGCAACGCCTTCTGGGCTTGGTTTACAGACACGCTGGGCGGATGTGCCGGCGTTTTTCATTGTGTCGCATTAAAGCGAACAAGTAATTCAACAGAATATTTTCGTTTTAAGGAAATACCAGACGAAAGCGAAGGACAGAAAAACAGGGTTTTATCTTTAGAGCTTGAAGAGGTTTACTAATGCAGTTAAACGAATACCAGATTTTCAACAGATACTTCAACGGCGGAGCGTATGCGCTGCCCTTCCTTTTAAAGTTTTCTTGTGCAAACTGCCAGACGCTTTATTTTGTAAATAACACCGAAAGCATAAACTTTGAAGGCAATCTTTACCACCACGCAAGCTTTGAATATTGCCCGCCGGATTCAAACGGAAAAGGCGCAACACTTCGCATAAGCGGAGCAGATAACGGCCTGATTGAGTTTGTAGAAAATGCGGATGAAAACTACCGCCTTGACGTTGTGGGCCTTATCGCAGAAGGTGGCGAAGTTCAGCGCCTTAAACAGTACATTCATTTTTACGGAACCGTTTCTTATTCAGAGAATATGGAATTAAACTTTGAGCTTGGAACCGACGACCGCTTAGAAATGACTTTTCCGCCTTATAAGTTCGACGCGGAAACGAACAAGGGGAACACATGATAGATGTTGCAGATTTAATCGGCGTGCCGTTCGTAGAGTTCGGGCGCGATATTAAAAACGGGCTGGACTGTTACGGCCTTGCAATCGAAGTCGAAAAGCGACTGGAAAAAACTCTTAAAGATGTGGTTCTTGAAAAGTTCGACCGTGCCAAAGTTGAAAAGACAGCGCCAACACTAAACGTAAAAAAATTACGGCTGGACGAAATCAGCGAAGGTGTGATTCTTGAATTTTACGGCTTGCAGGATAAACGGCTTCACGTTGCAGTTGCGCTTGATAAAAATACTTTTATTCACGCAACCGAAAACCAGGGAGTAAGAATTTCTTCTTTTGCAACTTGTAAAGCATACTTAAAACTTGCGAACGTTTACGAGGTTATCTAATGGGAACATTAAACATATATAAAGGACTTTCGGAAGAATATAAAACAATTAAAGGCAATGCCAGTGTAAACGACCTTGCGCATGAGCTTTACCCGGAATTAGACCTTACACAGTGCATTATCTTGAACGCCGGCGAAGAAATAGCGCCTGATTACGTGCTGAAAGATAACGACATTGTTTTTATCCGCGTAATACCAGGCGCAACGGGTGCCGTGGTAATGGCTGTTATTGCCGTAGTTTGTGCCGCCGTTGCAGTCGGTGCCGCTGTTTATTCCGCAATCGAACAGCAGAAAGCACAAGAAGAAATGGAAAAGGCCCAGAAGCAGGCGAAAGCACTTGCGGAAAAAGTGACACAGCTTCCGTTTCTTAAAGGCGCAAACAACCGAACCGCACTTGGTTACAACATCCCATATATTATGGGTAGTGTTTACGATGTGCCTTATAAGCTTGTAGCGGGTTACTACACTATTTCAGGCGAAAACGGCGCGAACCAGTTCTGGAATGTTGTTCTTGTGGCCGGATTCAATAACGCACTTATTCAGGATGTTTCAATAGGTACAAAGGTTATTAAAAAGCCGAATGCAACAATTGAAATTCCGGGGCAGGTTGAAGAGTTTTCTTATCTGGAAGATTCCGGGGCAAATCCTTATTATTTTGAAAACGACTGCCCGTTTTATGATCCAGCTGATAAACTTGATGTTAAATATTCCGATGAAGTTGTAATAGACGGTTTAAACGAAAAAGTTTCTTGCACAAGCTTTTCGGATGAATTGGACTATAACAACGCCGTTGTAAAACAGGCCGCTACAAATACTTATAAGTTTGACGTTTGTATTTTGTTCAACGGCTTGCGCCGATACGACGACGGATGGAAAAGCAAAAACGTATCTGTAAAAGTTGAATGGAGCAACGACGGCAGCACATGGAACGACGCCGGAAACATTGTCACAGGTGATATAAACTCACGAAAACAGGTGCGCTTTAGTAAAACTGTTACCCTTACAGCTGCGCAGTGTGTCGGCAAAGATATTCAAATCAGATTAACACGATTGACCGCACTTGAAGAAAGCAATTCACAGGAAACTTGCTATTTGTGTTATATAAATTGCTGGCAGTACGACGCGGCAAAGTCTACATCATCCGCAATCGTTACTTGTTCGCCGCTTGAACAACCGTGGCGCGGAAGAACTACACGAATTGCATTGCGTATTATTTCCAACGAATCAACAAAAGACAATCTGGATCAGATAAACATTAACGCTTACGGTAAAGCTAGAATCTGGAACAATGACGCATGGACTGTAAACAAATACCCGACAAGAAACCCGGCTTCGTGGGTGCTTGAAGTAATGACGACGGATGTACATCCGCATTCACAGTACATTGATGAAGAAATAGACCTTGAAGCACTGGGCGCGGTATATACCTATTGTGAACAGAACGGCTTCTATTGTGACGGTATTTTAACCGACGATTCAAAGAAAGCCGATGTTCTCAACAGCATTCTATCTGAATGTAATACAACCATGTACAGAGACGACGCAACGGGAAAATGGACCTTCGCCATAGAACGTGCACAAAGTACACCGGTTGCGCTTTTGAATGAGCAGTGTATAAAATCGGTTACAGTTACAAAAACTTTTGAACGCAAACCGTATGCAGTAAAAACAACTTTCACAAATCGCGAAAGCTGGGCCGTTGATACCTTCTACCAGACAGTAAACGGCAAAGTAGATTCAAGCGTAGTTTACGGCGAACATAAACTTATTGTCGAAAATGCGCCGAAGTATATAACCACTTTTGACCACGCTTACAAATACACACACAGAATTCTTGCAAAGCAGCAGTTGCAACCGCGAGAGGTTACTGTTCAGGTAGGAAGAGACGGCGACTATTACCCGCTTTATTCAAAAGTTATGCTTCAAATGAAGCAGCTTAGAATCGGACTTTCAAACGGAATTATTCACGGGGCAATTGTCGAAAATGGACTTTTGACACAAATTATAACTTCTGACTTCTGCGACTTTTCAGACGCAAACGCCCGCTATGGTTTAATCATTCAGTCACAAACCGACAACGCAAAAGAACATTTATATATTGAAGTTACCGCCGGAACTTTGACACAATATGCAATCGGTGCGCTGGGTGTGGGAATGATAGGAAACGGAAACAATGCAATCGGATTTTATGCACCAGGTAAAACCCGTGTATTGAATCTTAGAACGCCCGTTGCCGTACACGTTGTGCCTGAATATGGCAACATCTATTCTTTCGGTTACCTGAACGAAAGCGGAGAGTTTAGCCGCGTTACAAACGAAATGATGATTTATAACCGAAAGCAGAATTCCGACGGCTGGGAACTTTTGCTTAAAGATTATAACGCAGCAATCTTTCAGTTCGGCGACATCCCGGAATATCAAACAAACCTGACAACGCCAAAAGAAAGCGGCTATGTTCTGCCAGAAACCATAATGCAGAAAATGGCCGACATTGCCGACGAAGTGCGCATTCCGGGGCCACAAGGCCCACAGGGTGAAACAGGAGCGCAAGGCCCACAGGGAGAGCCGGGCGAATCTGTTTATAACGCACGTTTTGACGTTGAAAGCTTCTGTTTTACTTGCGACAACACCGGCAAGGCATGGGGCGAAAAAGTCGCTGCAACAATACATCTGACCTATGGAGAAGAAGAACTTCCGTTTGTTATTCTTTCAGTAGGAAACGGCGGTTCACAGATTGCCGCCACAATCAAAGGAAACACAATCTATTTTGAATCGCTCAAAGGCGTTAAGATTGATGAAGGCGGAAACATCCCGGTAGTTATCCGCTACCGTGCCACAACTGGAACCGCAATCGGTTACAGCTCATACGCAATCGGTTACAGCAATAAACCGATAGGTTACTTAAATTACGCCAGCGAAAGCAAAGATTTTACAGTTTACTTCAACTTCTCAACGGTAAGAGCCGGTACAAACAAAGGCTTGAAGACAGAAATTGACAGTTACTTATCCGCAAGCGGTACACGCTATAAGGGCGACTTCTTCACATGGGGCGGCGCTACTGCAAGCGTAACTTACGGCGGAGTTACTTATACTTTCTTAAAAGGCCGTGTTTACAGCTGGAACGGCTACCAGTGGGCGCAGTCTACCGACGACGGCGAAATAAGCGAAAGTTTCAACAACGTTATGTCGGTTCTTGATGATGAGATTGTAAGCAATGATTCAAAGCTTGAACAGACAATGCGCAAGCTTTCTGCCGTAACTGTGTTTTGTGAAGAGCTGGCGGCAAAGGTTGCGTTTATTAACAAGCTGTTTACACAGAAAATCACTATGCAGCAAGGCGGGCTTTTCAAGTCGGCAAACTGGAACGGCACCTTTAATTCTGATACGGGAAAGATTACGGGGCACGGTTCGCAGGGCTGGGCGCAGGACTATTTCGGCAACCTGGACGTTGTGAACATGTACGCAAAAAAAGCAAATCTTGAAGATTGCGTTCTGGGCGGTTACTTATGGGCGAATAATACACCGTTTAAGCCTTGCGCTTGTGGTAACATCGGATATAAAAACGGCACGTTGTCACTTTACAACGAAAAAAACATCGCTTCTATTAGTCGTGTACAAGCCGGGGTTTATACCGTTTATTTTACAACACCGTTTAAGCTAAAGACGCATGAATGGCAGAGCAATAAATATATTGATTTGTACATTGTCGGCAATGCGCACGACACTTTCGACGCAGGTTTTACGAATCCAGAAATAATGTCTATAAACTGGCTTCGTAATTATGTAGACGGGCGATTGACTGTAACGGGAGATTATGCAACCGTAACTTATGCGACTTTGTATTTTATTGATAACAATACAGATCAGCTGATAGACCCGAACGCAGCGCAATTCTTTATTTTTGCTACGGAGACAGACTAATGATAGATTTTGCATTTAAAATCAATGATAAAATTAAAATCGGCGTTTTAAATTCTGACAATCCAGAAGACTTGATGTATAATATTGCAAGAGGTTGCAAGTTTTGGAACCTGAACGTTACGCCGTTAGAAACAATAAACGATGATAACTATGCAGGAATCGGCGTTTCTGAATTACATTTAAAGGTGGAATTAGACAATGCGTAAAATCTTAATTTTAATTTGCGGGGCTTTACTTCTTGCCAGCTGTAAGCTTCCGACAGATGGCGCGGAAGATAAAGAATACAACGTTGTTAATTGCTCAAAAGAAATTAAAACACGTGCTTTCAGGTTTGCAGAGCTTTACAGGGATTCTGACACAGAATATGTATTGGGCGGACAATCGCCGGTAAGAGCTGCAATTCAAATAGACTGTTCCGGCCTTGTTATTATGTGTTATAAATACGCTATTGTAGATACAAAATACATGCTGATAGAACCGGATATGACCGCCGCTTACATCTGCAATAATGCTGCCGAAATCACCGAAACGCCAGAGCAAGGCGATTTAATATTTATGGGTGAAATAGGAACGGACAAAATAACACATATTGCCATTTTTGACAGAGAAGAAAACGGCGAAATATATTTTATAGACAGCACCGACAATGGCACTGTAAACGGCGTTACAGAACGTCATTACGAAAAAAATAATGAAAAATTCAAGAAATTTGGCATTATGAAGCTGAAATACTAAAATAAAAGTGACTATTACTCATAGGAGCACAAATCTATGAGTAATGACATCGCCGGAATTGTTCCGGTATCAACCTTAACGGCCAGAACGCCACAAAAAGACGATTCTATTTTAATTGCCGACCAGTACAAAACATCACCAGAAGGGCTGGAAGGCTACTTTTCACCAAAGCGCCCGGACGTAGGGCGCAATCTTGTTACAGTTTTAGGCGCAGCAAATGCCGCCGCCGCTTTCGCAGCACTTCGCACACGTGCAGACGCCGGAAACTTCAACGGCTTGCGACTTGGCGACTATATCGACGTTTCATCTATGACAATCGACGGAAGCGCAATTTCCAATTCAAACCAGCGTTTGCGTTTCATTATTGCAGGTTTCGACACTTACTTAAACGTCGGAGATACCGCCGTTTCTTCTCATCATATCGTTATGATTGCGAAAAACTGCGTTTTGCAAAAAGCAATGAACAGCACTGCCACAAACGCCGGCGGATATGCTGCAAGCGAGCTTAAAGCCTACTTAAACGACCAGGTAAAAACCGGACTTGTTAACGCTATCGGAATTACACCAAAAACCGTTCGACGCTTGCTTGATAACAAGACCGACTGGGCGTGGCTTGCTGAAACAGTTTTTCTTCCGACAGAAGTTGAAGTTTTCGGCCATCAGGCTTGGAGCAATAACAAAGGTTATTCAACCGGTTCTTCTGTACAATGGCCGCTGTTTTCTGAATTTCCGCAAATGCGAATTGCAAACTGGAACGGTTCGCGCTGGTGGTGGTGGGAAGCGTCACCACGAACCGACGATTCTGCGTATTTCTGCCGCTGCGACTACGGCGGGAGTGCCGACTGCGCTTCGGCTGACTCTAGCGGCACCGGGGTTCGTTTCGCTTTCCTAGTCTGAAATCTGAACATCTGCGCACCCCTTGTGGGTGCCTTGTGAAGATTGAAGACTAGGAAACAAACAAAAAAAAAGGAATTAAAAATAAATGAGCGTAAGAGCCGACCAGAGAAGCGAAAGTTCGCTTCTTTTTTATAAGATCGCACGTGAATTACGGCGGGAAATTTCGTGTGATTTATTAAACAAGTTCAATACAAAGAATGAGACTTTCACAACCGACGAAAACACGGTTGTAGACCAGAAAGAACATTATCCCGCCTATATGGTGGATTTTATCCGCAAAGATATACTGGGGCTTTTACAAAAGCTTATGCAGTATATTTCAATTGCAAATTCTATCTATCCAGTATGCGTTCTGGAAGTCGATAAAAGACGATTATTGCAGGACTATGCAATAGGAACCGCGGAAGCGTTACAAAATGAGCTTGAATATTGCGCTGACGTTTTCCCGGAAACTTTGCGTTGCCTTCTGCATTATGCCGATGAAATCGACCATTTAATAAAGGTTTTAAGACGCTGGAAGAAATCCAACGCAAAAATATTAAAAAGTTTACAACGGGCCGAGCCTGTATCTGCGAATTTCTGCAACTGCAACAACAACGGGAATGCCAACTACAATTCGGCTGACAATAGCAACAACGGGGTTCGTTTCGATTTAGCTGGCAAACAGTCTGACATTATGCCGGACGACGAGCCAGGGAAAGGAGGTTTGTGATCCGGTGTTTCCTGAATAATCAGGAGCACGAATCGGGCCGCGATGTGAGGAAGTGGACGCTTCTTGCATGGCATGCGCCGTCTGTAATCGCATGTTTCATACTTCCGGCACAAAGTAACGTAGAGTAAGGCAGACATATAGTGTAGAAAAACACTGTAACGTTATACGCGGCCATTTATGGCTATGACTTCACAAAATCGAAGAGACGCAAGAAAACAAAGACGAATCCAGAAACGCAACGAACGCCGGCAAGCTGCAAACGCTTGTTTCGATGATTACGACATCTTGAAAAATCCCGACATATACTTAGAAGCTTTTAGAAGTGCCCGAAAGGGCGTTGCGTGGAAACATTCAGTGCAATTCTACGAAATGTATTTACTCAAAAACATTTTTGACACCGTGCGCAGTGTGAATAATAAAATGGCCGTAACACGTGGCTTTGTTTGTTTTGATATAAACGAACGCGGAAAAACACGGCATATAAAATCACCGCATATTTGCGAACGAGTAATGCAAAAAGCACTTTGCGACAAATGCTTAGTTCCAATTCTCAAACGCCCGCTTATTTACGATAACGGCGCACGTTTGCAGGGCAAGGGCACACAGTTTGCAAGAAAACGCATACAAAGGCACCTTGCAGAATATTACAGAAAATACGGAAATTCCGGCTACGTGCTTACAATCGACTTTTCAAAATATTTTGACAACATCGACCACGATTCACTATTTCAAATGCTTTCAGAGCAGATAAAAGATAAAACACTTTTCGCGCTGACAAAATATTATGTTCAGGAGTTCGGACCAGTGGGGCTGGGGTTAGGTAGCCAGGTTTCACAAATTCTAGCAGTTTTCTTTCCTAACAAAATAGACCACTTCATAAAAGAAAAATTAAGAATGCGCTTTTATGGGCGCTATATGGACGATTCTTATATTTTGTGTAATTCAAAAGAAGAGCTTCAAAACGCCTTAAAAGAAATTACAAAGCTTTGTGAAAAATACAAAATCCGGCTGAATCCAAAGAAAACAAGAATCACGCCTATTAAACACGGCGTTGATTTTCTGCATTGCCGTTATAAGTTCGGAAGAACCGGGAAAATAATAAAATCCGGCGGGCGTGAAAGCGTAAAACGCGAACGGCGAAAATTAAAGAAGTTCAGAAAGAAGCTTGATGAAGGCGAACTTGACCGAAAACAGATCGCAGAGTTTTACAGCTCATGGCGTGGGTTTATGCAGTATTTCGACAGTAAAACGCTACTGAAAAATACTGATAAATTATACAACAAACTATTTATAGAGGGGTAAAAATCTATGAATGAAGAAGGAATGATTTATTTCTGGAAATCAAAAGACGGAAACGGCGTTTATTTTAACACCGACATTGAAGAAGCAAAAAAAGACGATTACACCACAAAGCCGAAAACAAGCTGCACGCTTGATGAATGGTACACAGAATACGAAAGTACAGCACGGCTTGTAAACGGTTCTATCGTTCTGGGAAAGAGCCAGGAACAGAAAGACGCAGAGCACGCCGCACAGCGCAAAGACCAGATAAGACGTGAAATCGCCGAAATCGAAAACAAAGGCTTGCGGGCAAGTCGTGCCGTTGCGCTTGGAATTGCAACAGAAGAAGACCTGAACAAATTACAGGAAATCGAAACTGCAATAGAAGCGCTTCGCACAGAATACGAAAGCTTGTAATTATCTGACTTCTGCAAGATTAGAATGCCCGTCGCGGTAGAAATACCGCCGGATCAGTTCTTTTTCAACTATCGGCATAGAATCTGAAATTGTATCTTGCAGAGGTTCGGCAAGTTCTACATCGTAATATCTGCCATTATAAAAAGCCTTTACGCCGATTGTCGGTGAAACGCAAAGCGTAAACTTTTTGAATGGCAGATTAACGCGGAACTTTTCGCCATGATAAACAAACGTTCCGTTTGCTTTCGCCGTATGTTCTGACTTAACCGAAAACAGCAGTTCAACATCATCAATCTGTTTACAGTGCCACCGCTTGGCACTTTCGCGAGCTTCAACCGAAAACAACGCATTAAAACGTGGCAGGTATTCCCGCAAAAAGTCGTTTGCTTTGTCTATCGTATCTATTCCATAATACCTGAACAGATAAGGAAGCCGGCCTTGCAGCGTTTCCCATAAACGTTCTATTCTGCCTTTGGCTTGCGGAGAAAGTGCGGCAATAGTTTTAACGTTCAATTCCTTGCACATCTTCTGCCATTGCGTCTGGCGTTTTTCATATCCTTGCAGCTGTTCTTCTATCGTTATTTTATTCAGGCTTTCTTTTGTAACAAAAAATATTTCGCTTCTGTCGGTGTACGCCGCTTCTGGAAAACCGCCGGTTAATTCGTAGGTTTGCCGGATGTTCTGTTGATAGCCCATTAAACATTCGTTTTCCATCATATAAAGCGACGTTGCTTTGTGCGTTGCGTCGTCGATACATCCATGTATGCAGGTATAATGGCCGTTCATAAACCAGTCATGCTTGCACCCGTCCAGCTGCACAAGTTCGCCTTCGTGCGGGCGTTCTGGGCGCGGTAAATGCTTTTTCTTTTCTTTTATTGGTTTGTGAGCTTTCGGCGACATCATGCCGGCATTGTCTAAGATTGTGTAAACGGATGTATAAGAAATATTCTTTTTGAAATCAGTTTGCAAGGTTTCCAGGAATACTTCATAAGGTGCATAAGGAAAATATTTTTTGTACAAATCCACTATATTATTTTTATCTTTTGCGCTAAACTTGCGGTTATGTGACGGCTTGCCCGTGTGCCCGTGGATAAAAGCCCCGTCACCTTTAAGCAGATAGCGTTTCTTTATTCTTGAAACGGAAACGGTAGAAATCCCGATAAGTGCGGCACATTGTTTGTTTGTGATTTTACCGGCCACGAATTGAGGAATATATAAAGCTTTCTTCTGTCTCATTGCTTCATTCATACCGCACTAACTATCGGCAGACAAACTATTTTTCTTTACTTTTTAAAAAGTTCTTGACAGTGTAATCAACTTGTTATAAAGTTAAAGGCAACAGAGCTACTAAGTTGTGTTCGGTTGCTTAGTCGCTTTGTTTTTACGAGCGACTAGCAAGTGAAGCAATCAAAGACCCCGTGGAAACCGAACATCCGCGGGGTTTTTTGTTTTGCTTCACACCAGGAGAAAACAAAATGCCTGAAACAAAACAAACAGTGATTGCGGGAATCTTGCACGACAGCTACAAAGACGAAAACGGAAAAGAAATCAAATACACCGGCCAGATTGCCGGAATCTGGGAAACACAAGGCAGCTTCTATGCCGTAGATTTTGACGGCTTTATGACCTTCCATTTATCAAAGAAAGAATTTCAAGAAAGAGTAACAGATATTAAAACGGTATTTTAAGCCGGCGTTGCCGGAAATCAATAAAAAATTAGAAGGAGTTTAATTAAATGTCTACAAAAATTGAACTTGCCACCCTTAACGGTGGAATGGCCTTAGACATGTTCAACGAAGAGTTGAAAAAAGTAATGTCTAACATCGAAGACGAAAACACCAGCGCAACACAGAAAAGAAAAGTTGTGCTGACTGTTGATTTTAAGCCTGACAATGAAAGAAAGCTGGGGATTGCTACTATTTCGGTTAAGTCTCACCTTGCCCCAATCATCCCACAGGGTAAAAGCGTTTATTTCGGATATGACGAAAACAACGAGTTTGCAGCTTTCGAGGACGACCCGAAACAGCTTGATGATGATTACCGCGAAGCTATGGGGGTTACTGCATGAAAGATGTAAAAAAAAGACTTGAAAAACACTACTTGTGGCACATCCGCCGTATAAACAAAAGGCTTGACGCTTTTCCGAAATGGTATCTTCGCCAGAACAAAGAAAACCACGAATTGACGCTGGAACAGTTCAACAGAATCAAACAGGAAGTTATAGACGGTGGCGGACAGATGGATAACGAATATACGTTTTTAATGAATGCACGTGAAGGCTTTGTTCAAAAGCTGGTTAGATTGCGGGGCGACGATGAACAAGAAAAGCTATCGCGTGTCGGTTAAGTACAAAACAGGCACGCTGGCGGGAAAGTTTGTTGTTCAGGTTGTAAACGTGTCTTACGACATAGCTTGCGAGCTTTACGACATCTGGACCGAAAGCGGCTTTGAAGTGCTTATTATTCAAATGAATTGCAGAAAGCCGAACTTGCAAAAGAAATGGCTTTATAAACCAAAAAAGAACAGGAGAAAAACTAATGACTTATGAAATGATCCAGAACAACATCGACACTTCGACCCTTGCGGCAATCTACGCAACAACGGAAGAAGAAAGAAGGCTTCACGCCGGAGACGTTCTTTACTGGAAGAACAAGAAAGAAGAATACATGAATACACACAATGTTAAGGGGGAATTACTTAATGTCTAATGATTTAAACAAAGTCGAGCTTATCGGGCGGCTTACCCGTGACGCTGACTTAAAATACACAACAACAGGAACTGCGATTGCTGGAATCTCACTTGCAAGCAACCGCAGTGTCAAAAAACAAGACAACTGGGAAACAGAAGTTTCATATTTTGACGCTTCTATTTACGGCAAATCTGCGGAAAATCTTAAACCTTATTTAACAAAAGGAAAAACTATTGCCATTGCGGGGCACCTGAAACAGGACCGCTGGGAAAAAGACGGGCAGAAGTTTTCAAGAATTAAGATTGAAGTAGAAGAATTGCAGCTTCTGGGCGGGAACAGTTCGGAAAATCCGAACAGCTCAAACGGGGGAAACGGAGCGCAATTCAGTGCCATGCCACAAAATCAGGCTTTACCACCACAGACCGCGCCGCTACCACCGGCCCCGGAACCATCGCTTTTTAATAACGATGATTTTCCAGAAGACATTCCATTTTAGGAGACAATCAAATGACATCACTTGCACAAACATTAAAGCAGTATTTCGATATTGCAATAGAAACAGACCCCGCATTAAAAGCCGTTTACGACGAAAAGAAGCTTGATGAATGCGGAAAATACATCAACAACCGCGCCAGAAAACTTGCCACAAATAATATGGCAATGGTTGAAAGTTCGGTTGTTTTTAAGTGGGCGCGTGACTTCTTCTATGGTGACACAGAAGACGAAAACACAAAGCCCGAAATTGAAAAGGGAGCTGAAAAGCGCATTAAAGACGAAATCGAAGTTGAAGCCAGAGACGCAACCGTTATCAAGCAGAAAAAGCCGAAGAAACAGACCAAAGCCGAAGCGAACGGCTGGGAAATGTTCCAGGGCAGCTTGTTTGACGACTTACCGCCGGAAGATCAGGGGGCGGACAAATGCGAATAGACAGCTATTACCACAGCATAGAAAACTATTTCGGGGAACTGCGCCTTGTAGTTACTGCATATAATAAACGGCTGGACCAGTATTTTGATTTTTTCAGAGTTTACGAAAGCGGGAAAAAAGAGTGTCGAAACCTTTACTTGTCATGTTATGGCGGTTATTCAATCACCTACCCCGGAGCTTACGCCCGTTCTTATTACGGCGAACGTGCAGACAATCACTACATAGAAGAAGACTGGGGCGAATGTACTATTAACCATGTCGGATATGAACGAGGGCATTTAAACCACATCGGAGATATTAACCTTATCTTGAAAAAATATCCTGATTTTGTGTACACGCTCAAAAAGTGGCGCGGTGAACTTTACTACATGACAGGAACACTGCCGGTTATTTTTGAAGCTTTGCAGGTTTGGAAAGAACACCCGGAAGCAGAATATTTGTTTGCGCTGCATTGCGACAATATCGCTTTTTCAAAAAGCTTCTGGAAACTTTCAGAAAAGAAACGTCGTGAAATTTCAAAATGGATTTTACAACACAAAACAAACGCCGGCGGTTATACCCTTAGACAGATTCAGAACATTATCAAATACAAAATGACAATGGACGAATTTAGAGATTATGAAAACTTCAAAAGCGAATGTTATGCAGCTGCAATGGGCGTTCCGGTTTGCCGCTATTTTAAGCGCAAAGGTTATGCCGGCCATTCTATGTGGGCGACTTATTGCGATTATCGCAAAATGGCGAAATCTGCGGGGCATAACATCCGCCAGGAATACTGGGCTTTTCCATCTGATCTGAACAAAGCGCATGCAAAAGTTTTAAGAGAATGCAACGCCATTGCAGAAGCACGCAAGTTTGCAGAGAAAAAGCGACTTGCAGCACTTGAAAAGAACATGTTTGAAAACCTGAAAAAAACTTGCGAAGTTTTGAAGAGTTTCGGCGGTGTTTACGGCGGATATGAAATCATATTTACCGACAACATGCAGGAATGGGAAAAACAGGCAAAAGCATTACATCAATGTATTGTTCGGTGTTCCTATTACAAAAAAATGGCGAATCAGGAAGAAATTCTTGTTTTTATCCAGAAGGACGGAATCCCGGTTGCAACCGCAGAACTTTTCGCAAAGAACAGAATCGGCCAGTTCTACGCCGACGAACATTCAGGAACGCCGGAAGGTTCAAAGCCATCAGAAGAAGTGCAGCACGTATTTACAACATGGCTTAGAGACAAGCCGGACTTATTAAAGCATGTGAAAAAGCATGTAAAACTTGCAGAGGTGGCATAATGGAAGGTTTAGAAATTATTTCAACAGAAGACACAACACCAGCAGAAACACAAAACCCGAAAGAACTTGCACTTTCTTACTTAAAATCTATGGGCTTAAACATCCCGGAACAGTTCCAGACGCAGTTTATTGAAATTGCCGCCGCTATGAAGTTGAATCCGTTCTTAAACGAAATTCACGCTATTTCATACAACACAAAGGAAGGACCAGTTTTTAAGTGCGTTACAGGCTATATGGTTTACATCAAACGTGCTGAACGTTCGGGAAAGCTCAACGGCTGGGAAGTATCATCCGCAAACGTGGGCGGGCAGATGGTTTCAACTGTAACTATTTACCGCAAAGACTGGGAAAAGCCGTTTCGACATTCAGTGCGCTTTAATGAGGTTGCACAATGGGGGCCAGACGGACAGTTATCGAAGTTGTGGCGGAAAATGCCCGCTTTCATGTGTGAAAAAGCGTGTATATCACAGGGGTTCCGCTTGTGCTTTCCTGACGAGCTGGCCGGAATGCCTTATACAAAAGAAGAATTGCCGGAAGGCGTAATGCTTGGCGCGGATCAACCTGAAAAGCAGATTCACGCCCCGGAAGTTCCCGAACAAAAAGCGCTTCCAATGCAGACGCCGGAAGGCGCAACGCCTGAACAACTGGGAATGCAGAAAGCTTCACAGCTTACACCGCCACCGCCGGACCTTAAAGGCGGAGCGAGTACAGAAGAAGAGATAAAAGAAATTAAAAATCTTTTATCTGCAAAATATGCGGATGGAACGCCGGTTTTCACACTGGATGAAAAGAAAGCTTACGGGGCAACCCGTATAGAGCAGTACACGGCGCAGGAACTTATCACGGTTATTAAAAACGAGCTTTCAAGGAGACTTACACAGAATGAGCAAATACCACAGTCGCAAAGTACGAATTGAAAACATCGTTTTTGACAGTCAAAAGGAAGCACAGCGCTATTGTGAATTAAAACTTCTGGAAAAGAAAGGTGAAATTTCACAGTTGCGCTTGCAAGTGCCCTTTGAACTGATTCCGGCGGAAGTCGGCGCGGACAAAAAGAAACTGCGTGCAGCTGTTTATCTTGCTGATTTTGTCTACCTGACAGTAAAAGACGGGGTGCAACACGTTGAGGATGTAAAAGGCGTAAAAACAGCAGTTTACAAACTTAAAAAACGGCTTATGTGGCACTTATACAAAATCAATATCGAAGAGGTGTAAAAACTATGAACGAATTACAGAATATACAACCGCGCCCAGCAGCGGGCGAAGTTCAGAAAATGACTACAAAGGAAGTAGCAGACGTTCTGGGCGTAGACGTAAAAACCGTACAGCGTGCCGCCTTATCGCTCGACATGGATGTCGAACGAAGCGGAAGCAGTCACACAATGTTATTTGATGAAGCGCAGACAACGGCCATAAAGCTTGAAATCGAAAATCATAGCAAGGTTAATGCGCTTACGCCGAAAACCAACCTTGAACGCCAGCTGATCATTCAACAGGCAATGCAGATTCAAGCAGAAATGATTGAGGAATTACAAAGCAAGGTTTCACGCCTGGAACCGGCAGCAAACTTCGCTTATCAGCTTTGTTCTTCAAAAGACACTATCGAGATCGGCGAATGTGCAAAAGTTCTTAATAAGAACATCGGGCGCAACCGCTTGTTTGAATTCTTGCGTAACAACAACGTTTTGCAATCAAACAATATTCCGTATCAGAAATACATCGACGCCGGATATTTCCGCGTTATAGAAAGCAAGTATGTTACACCGAACGGAGAAACAAAAATAAGCTTAAAAACAGTCGTTTTTCAAAAAGGCGTTGCATACATCAATAAATTGCTTTCTAAGGCGGTAGAAAATGCGTGAATCGTTCGTTTTACATGCTGAATATATCGAAGACTTGCCGGAAGACCTGAAAGGCGCTTTTCTTCGCTATATCTATGAATATGGAATAAACGAAACTGAACCGGAGCTTTCGGGGCTTGAATTGACTGTATGGCTTAAAATCAAACGCCGAATCGACGACGACGTTTCAGCTTATGAAAGAAAGGTTTCAAACCTTAAACAGAACAGAAACCGAACGGCAACCGGTGCAAAATCAACCGCGCCGACTGAAAACCGAACGGAGACCGAACGGACACCGAACGGAGACCGAACGGAAAACACAACAGAAACAGAAAAGCCGAACGGAGACCGTGCGGACAGTGTATCTGTTAATGATTCTGTTAATGTATCTGTTAATGATATTGAGTGTGTATCTGTTGCAGAAACACCGGCAGAGCCGGCACCCGAACCAGCACCCACAAGAAAAAGATTTGTAAAACCTGAACTTGAAGAAATACGCGAATTCTGTTTTGAAAAAAACATAAACATTGATGTAGACAGATTCTTTAATTATTACGAATCGAAAGGCTGGAAAGTCGGAGTGTCACCGATGAAAGACTGGAAAGCTGCCGTTCGTAACTGGGCGAAGAATGACAGCATATACGCACGCCCCGGAAGTACAAGAATTTCAAGTGATACATCATCACAGGTTCTTCAAAACTACACCGCGCCGGAAACAGAAACCGACATAGAATCCAATCTTGCAGAAATACAGGGGGTAAATAATGCAGAAATGGAAGAAGACAAAATCATTTTCTAAACTGCCCGCTTTTTCGCTTCTGGAAGGAATCACAAGCGAAGAGCTGGAACAGAGAGACAGAGAAATAGAACTTGCACGCCGCGCCGAAATCAAAAAAGACCGTGACAACGCTTTTTTCGGTTGCGGAATCAATGAAGACGCAAAGGCAAACACGTTTCAAAACTATCAGGCAACTACTACCGAACAGAAAAAGGCACTTTCCGCCGTTTACGACTTCGCAAAGAAAGTAGCTGCGGGCCAATACTGCGCACTTGTTTTATATGGCAATCCGGGCGCGGGGAAAACTCACCTTGTAACAGCTTGCTTAAACATGGTGTTACATTCTGTAAAAAAGACCTGGAACGAAGACTATTCAGAATATTTTTCGGGGCGTTACATCTTGTCACGTTCCATCAGTTCAAGGCTTATGGAAACAATAAACTTTCGCAGTAAGGAAACTTACGACGACGTTATAAACGAATACTGCAATTCAGATTTATTCGTAATTGACGAAATCGGACGTGATCCGCTTTCCACAGCTGGCGAAAGTTCGGGCTTGTTTGCAATCATCGACAAACGCAAAAGCAAAGGTAAAGCAATTGCGATGTGTACAAACTGCAACTTTGAAGAGTTTTCAAAAATACTAGGTTCGGCGGCTATGTCTAGGGTTTTGCAAAACGCAATTGTTGTAGATATGACAAAGATTCCTGACTGGCGATTAACTCACCGGGCTTAACATGGGATGTGGTAAAAAATGCTATTCACTTGCAGAAGCTGGCCGAGTGCTGAACCTTGCCAAAAAAAACCGGCACCGTTCTACATTCCACAGAGACAAAAGACCAATTCGGAAATACTGGTGCAAAGAATGCAAGGCTTATCACGTAACAAGCGAATTCAAGAAGTCGGAAAAGAAACAGCACGACAAACCGTTGAAGGTGCTGTAAAGCTTCCGCACTTTGAAGCCCCGCAAAATGACAACGAAAGATTACTGAATTATCAGTATGACTTTCTTGTAAACGGGAGCCAGGAAGCATGGCGCAACTTGTGGGAGCTTACATCGGCAACGGCTGGGCGTATGCTTGCGCATGGTTGCAAACAACGAAACATCCACTTTTCAAAAGAACAGTGGGAAGACAAACGAGCCGAAGCCGTAATGTATTTATTAAGGCGTTACCGAACCCGCCCAGGCTACCGGATAGAAGCAGATTTTCCGCTGCATATCTGGTACGCCGTAAAACACGTGCTTGACTATAAGCGCAAATGTGATGGACTTGTGGACTTTGTTTCTGAAAAGGAACTGACCGCAATAATTGAAAGCCAGAATGAGGATTTATAAACATGAAAAGATATTGTGAAAAATGCAAAAAAGAAACGGAGTGGAAAGAAGGCTTTTTGCTTGATTTACACGTGGACTATTGCACTATCTGTAAAACGGCAGTCGGGAACCTGAATAGCCCGAAAAACAAAACACCCGCACAAATGCAGGATGATGAACCGGCGGACTTTTACGACGGCGACGAATACAGCGAGGGGCTATGACAAAAGGCGAATTGATAAAAGAGCTTGAAGGCTTAGACGACGACGCAGTTATTTACATATCGTGCCCAGAATCAGACGTATGTTACCACATACGCTACACAGAAGATAAAGCAACCGGCGCGGATGTTGAAAACGAAATTACGCTTGTTTGCGGATAGGAGCTTGAAAAATGAAAGTATATATCAGCGGAAAAATTACAGGCGACGCGGACTATAAACAGAAGTTTAAGACCGCACAAAATATTCTTGAATCGGCAGGCTTTGAAGTTTTCAATCCGGCTGAACAGGAAGACACGGGCAAGTCGTGGACCTGGTACATGAGAAAAGATATTGCGGGGCTTATGGAGTGCGACGCAATTTTTCTTTTGAAAGACTGGGAAGAATCCAAAGGGGCGCGGCTTGAATATTACATAGCGCAACAATTAGAAATGAAAATATTTAGAGAGGTGGAAAAATGAAAATCAAAACAACTTATTCAACAAAAAAGGACTTTCAGAAATTGAGAGAAAGCGGCTTTAAGTTGAGCGTAGGCGACAAAATCAAGCTTTCGTTTAACTTACCAGGAAAAGAAGGTTTGTTTCCGGCTGTTGAGTGCAAGAAAGAATCTGCAACGCTGATTCAGAAAACAGAAAAAGAAATGCTGTTTGTTATGGATCGTGTTATTTTCGACGGCGCGGTAGATACAAACGGATGTAAAGAGTATGAAAAAACAGAGCTTGCACAATATTTGAACAACGAAGTAAAAGAAGTTCTTTCCGGCATTTTTAAGGAAATGGAAACGCCGTTTGAAACACCGACTGTAAAAGAAGTTCGTTTGCTTTCTGTTGGTGAAGTTTTCGGGGCTTCTGATTTTGAAGAGTTCGCCGCTTGCACGGATGAGCAGTTGAAATACTTTAAGAAAGGAAATCACAGGGTTGCTTTTGACAAAGACGAAGATTATTCGCGCTGGTGGTGGCTTTCAACACCGACAAAGTTTGAATCTGCGAGTTTCTGCATCTGCAACGGCCGCGGGCTTGCCGGCTACCTTTCGGCTGACAATGGCGGCAACGGGGTTCGTTTCGCTTTCCTGATCCAGAATCTGTAAATAAGCCGGACTTGTGCCGGCGTTTTACAGATTTGTTTCCACTTTTAGAAAAGTGACTATTACTTATAGAGGTGGAAACAATGGAGAAAATGCAGTTCCTATACATGGGAATTGAAGCCGTGATTTTTTGTATTCCGATAGGTGCGCTAATCTGGAAAGCTGGCGCACAGTCGCAGACAATCAAAGACCACGAAAAAAGGATAATTGGGCTCGAAAAGAACAATTCGGAGCTTAATGAAGTAAAAGTTGATATTGCAGAAATTAAAACTGCAATCATTTACATAAAGGAGCGTTTAAGTTGAGATACCCGCAAGATATGGCCGAAAGCATAGCAAGCCGCTGTTCCATGATAGGAAAAAACGCTTGTTTAGCGTTTACTTATATGTGGTGTGTGCACCTTGATTGCGAAAACGGCGAAGCAATCAAAATAGTTTCTGACAATATGCGCCGTGGAAATATCGAAGACGATTGCACCGTAAAAGCTGAACCATTCCTTGCAGCTTTGACCGGTAAAAAATACACAGTTGAAAAACGAAAAATAAAAAGTCTTGATGAATTAAAAAACATTGAACGCTGCGCCGTTTTGTTTTCAAAGGATGGAATCGGCGGGCACTGGGTAGGCGTTGAATTTGGCAAGGTTGCTTTTAATTCAAAGCTTCATTCTGACAACTTGGCAAACGGAAAGCCGATAAGTGCAAGAATATTAAAGGTGGCTTAATCATGGATGAAAAATCAGAAAAGACAGAAGAAAAAGGACTGAAAGCAAAAACAGTTTCCTTGATTGCAAAAATTGTAGCAGGCGGAATTCTTTTAGTTGGTGCCGTTCTTAAATGGACCGGCGTTTTTCCTAATTGCGAAATATCGGAGCTTTGCACAGTTTCCGGCACGTTCGTTGCGCTGTTTACAACAATTGATGTAAACATTGCGCTTGATAAGTTCAGGAAGCCCGCCAATGATTAAGATTTTCGGAATCGTTATTGCCGTTCTTTTTTGCGTAATTATCACACTTCTTGCAATCGGTTCTTGCTGGCTTGTTGCAGATAACAAACGCCTGAAAAAGGAAAACAAGAAAAAAGAAGAGGAAATAAAGCAGAATGAACATCAGCACAAAATCAACAACGAAGCAAAAGAGAGTTTTGAAACTGGCAATAGTAGTGCTGACTTTGACGCTACAATTAACGTCTTGTCAAAGCTCAAAAATAAAAAGTGAAGCCCCGGAATTCCCGGAGCCTTACGACACAGAAGGAAATCTGATTGTCACGTATGACGTGAACACAGATAAAGTTTCAATGCCTTTATGGTATTGGAAAAAAATTGTTCGGTACGCAGTAGACGTACAAGGAGTAGAAGAAGAATGAAAAAACGCGTTCTTTTGATTATCGGCTTAATCGTTTTGATTGCCGGTGTTATTATCTCAAACTTTGCAAAGTTCCCACTTGCTGACGTTTTGGGATATGCAATCACCATGTTTGGTGCGGGCCTTGCAGTTGCCGGCATGTATGAGAAGCGCGACCCATCCGTTAAGACATGGGTTGTATGGCTTTCTATTATCCTGGTGGGGCTTGGTGCATTTGTGCTGGGCTTTGCAGGTGTGGCAGAAGATACAGTAAAAACAATTATTACAGCTGTTTTCGGCCTTGTTGTAATTATCGCCGGGCTTATTGTTCCAGTTGTTATTCCTAAAAATAAAAAGGCAATCAATTGAAACTAAAGCTTTGTGGTTATCCGGGGTGTAATAAGTTTGCAATTCTTGATCCTTATTACTGCCCCGAACATCAGGCACTTGCAGAGAAGAAACGCAAGGAAAACGCCTTTAAGAATGCCACGCGGTATGCTGATTACAGCAACCCAGAATGGCGAAAGCTTCGTGCTAAAGTTTTAGCAGAGCACAACTATTGCGCTAAGTGTGGAGCTTCAAACGTTAAGTTGCATGTACATCATATAGAACCAGTTCGCAAAAACCCCGAAAGGTTTCTTGATGAATCAAACTTGATTGTTTTATGTGAAAGCTGCCATGCAATCGAAACGCAGCGCGAGATTGAAAGCCGGAGAGCTTGACCGGTAGGGGGTGTTTTGAAAAAGTTTGAAACGCTTTTTCAC